TAATGATGAATTAGACCTTTGTAATGCTAAAACCAAATCATTGCCTTTTAATACAAATGAACCGCCACTCATTCCACCACCTGAATTTGCACCACTTGTAAATGCACTACTTAATATGCTATCTAATTTAGACAAAGGCATAACGGCTTCGCTTTCTCCACCTTCACCTACCATTGCAAATGTTGGTTTGCTTACTATTCCACCTTCAGCTAATTTTGTAAATCCTAATAACTTTGCTAATCCACCAAGTAATCCACCTGTTAAATCACTTGTGCTTCCAGTTGCACCGCCCATTCCTAAAGCACTCATAATACCTTTAAATATTAACGCTTGAATAACCATTTGTGCAAGTTGTAATGTCATATCTTTAAATACATTTAAAACTGCATCTCCTAAATTTTCACCTTGTGCCATTGCTTGAAATATATTGCCAACTCCTTGTGCAATAAATCTTGATGTAGTTTCAGCTTCGTTTAATAAATAATTAAATTTAGCTTGTTCACTTGCTGCTTTATTAATTGCATCTGCTTCTATAAGTGCTTGAGATGGACCTCTACCTAAAAGTCCTTGCGGTGCTTCTGGTGCAACAGGAGATAATGGTTTCTCTAGTTTAATTATGTCTCCTATTGGTGCTTTAACTACACTTTTTAATGCTTGAAAATTCTTAACAACTTTTGTAACAGTATTATTTAAAGTTTGCGCTCCTTTATCCATTACATAAAATGCGTTTGGTAATGCGTTATCAACTGTAGTTTGAAGGTCTTTGTTTAAATCTTTAATATTTGCAGATAATGATAAAGCCGTATTTGCAAATCCCACATATTGTTTTTGAGCAGCAGCTGCATTATTTGTTACTCTTTGAAATGCACCAATTTGGTCCGATACAGGAATTATTGCTTTATCTAATATTTTATATGCTGCACTATAATTTATTGCTGCTGCACTTGCTTTTTTTAATACATTAGTTAATTCAATTTGTTTATTTGCAATTTCATCAACATATCTTGAAGTAATAGCTTGAGCAATTAATGCTTGTGTATATAAATCAACTGCTTTTTTAGCATCAGCCGTTGTTTTAATTGTACTTGCATAAGCAGCATTTACTTTACCTAATTCATTTACAACCGCATTTAATGCTTCCTTTCTTCTAGCATCAGTATTATTTGCGTTTTCAGCAACATTAATATATGCTTGTAATTTAATGCCACTTTCACTTGCCGATGCTTTTGCCTTATCTAAACTATCAGCAAAGTCTTTATTTGATTTTGCAGCATCTTCCGCTACACTTTTTGTCTTAAATAACTTATCTCCAAATACTACTAATAATGATGAAACAACACCCAAAGCAAGACCTATACCTGCTGGACCCATTAACCCTTGTGCCATCTGCTTTAAAGCACTTCCTGTACTGCCACTTGTTTCTTTTAATCTTTGGAAGGATTCTAATAATGGGTTTAAGTTATTCGCTATACCTATAAATCCGTATGGAGCATCTTGAGCAACCCTTGAAACATTGACCAAAGCCTGTGTCGCTTGATTACTTGCTGGAGCAACTCTCTTAAAAGCAGCACCCAATTGAGTTGTAGCAGTAACAGTCTCCTGTATATTTTGAACGGCTTGTTTATTGTCAGCCGTTATCGTAATTTTTAATGTTTCTTGTGCCATTTTATTATTTTACTCCGTACAACTTTAATGTCCTTGCTAGTTGCTCTTCAGTTAGTTTAGGCTTTTCATCCTCCACTTCATCACTAGGTAAGGGGAAAAAGGACTTTATACTTTTCGGATTTTTATCCGTTGAATTTGACCTATAAATCATATAGGCTAAAGTTCTTGTCCTTTCCCATTCCTTTATCTGCTGATTCTCATAAGCCTTTTTATATAATAAAAATTCCCGCCAAGTAAGTTGCCAAAACTCATTAATTGTCAAGCCAACTTCTATTGCGAGAATAATTATTGAATCCCAGCTATATATTCCTATTTTTTTTTTCCTTTGTCTTTGGTTACTTCGGCATTTTCTTTTGTTTCAGGAACCATTGATGTTTGCATAAATTTTATAAAATCTATTAGCTGTCCATCTTTTGCAGATAATCCACCAACTTCATCAATCCAGTCGCAAACGATAACATCGTTAAATTCAATTGGTTGATTTAAAGTCTTACATCCGCTTTCGGCAGATGCTTGAATAATATGCACAATTGTTCCTAATTCAAAAGCCCCACTTGATAAAATATTGATTAAGTCTAAAAGAGATTTATTCTCTAATTCGCAAAATCTTTTCATCGCCCAAGTACCCCATTTTAAAGGGATTGTTTTGTTGTTGTTCAGTCTTAATTCAAACATAGTTTATTGTTGTTTATGGTGTAACTTCAGTTTGTGCAATTGGTGGAACTGATACTACAAATGTTGCAGTAAATTTCACGTCATCGCCATCGTCTGCTTGTACTCCAAAATCACTGATAAATACAGTGCTTGTAGAAAGACCACCATAATAAACATCACCTGAAACTGGTGTTGCTTTACCCATTTTAATAGTAAAAAGAGTTTTAGCAGCGTGTGCAGTGTACAATTGTTGATATGAATTTTTACTTGGTGTTCCTGTTTCATCAATAGCGAATCCTTCACATTCAAAAGATTGACTAAATACAGGACTTGGTGTGTATTCATTACCACACTTTGAATTTGCATCAATTGTGTCGTTAGTTGATGTCAATGAATTTGTTGTTAAACAAGCTATTGCTTTAAAAGTTGTGCCTCCAGCCAAATCTGCTAAAAGGATATAATCCCTTGCTGATACTTTAGTTTCTGCCATTTTATTTAATTTTGAGTTATTATTATATTATAAGTTATTATTGTTCTAAATACATTGTCCAAAGGGTTTAAGCCATCTAAATTTCTAATTGCACCTACTACCAAACTTGAAGCATAAAACCCATTTGCTAGGGTTATATTCGTGTCGGAATTGATTGCATTTAGTATTAAATCGCTTATTGTTTCGGCTCTTTTATATCCAAAGTTACTATTTTTTATGACAATGTCAACATCAATGGTAACTGCATTAGTATAACTGATTTTACCTTGTTCTTGTGCCGATGTTCTGCCACTCATAATTATATATTCATCGGTTGCAGAATCAGGTGCTATTCCATCGTAAACAGGCAATGCACTTGAACTCGTCAAGTTGCTATAAAACCATTTCTTTATTTCTATATTAGGATTAAGCATTTAATAATTTATTTAGTCTTTGTATAAGTTTAGGTTTCTCCATTTCGTAAGCTGGAACTAAAAATGGTTGTGGTCGCATACCTTTTCTTAATATGCTTAAAGCTATTACATAAGCCAAACCTTTGTCATTTTTACCATTACCAATTCCTTTACGCTTTACCCACAAAGTTAATGCTTCAACCATATCCTTAAACTTGCCTCCGCTTTTACCTTTAAATTGCTGGGCATAAGATTTAAAGTCAGCAGGTACATTTACTTGTGGTCCTGTACCAAATTCAACATAAGCAGCGTATGAAGCGTTAGCAGCAACGGAATATGTTAATTCGCCATCCTTTGTTAATCCTATTGAGTTCCTTAATTGACCTAAATTAACAGGTGCTAATCTTTTGGCTTGATTCTCTATTTTTAGTGCAGATGCGTTTATTTCATCACTTACATCAACTTTTAATGCAGTAGTCAAGTTCTTTAACTTGCCTTCAAGTTCTTTCATTCCACTTAAACTTACTGCGAATGCCATTATGCGTACATTAATATTTCGTAATATCTAAACTGATTTTCTACATCCTTTATTGAATGGATTGTGTACATTTCCCCTTCAGCCTCTATTTTGTACATATTGTTAATCGTTACATCGTACCTGATAAATAATTTAGCAGAACGAGTAAAACTTAACTGGGCTTCTAATAATGCCCTATTCTCATCCATAGGTCTAAAATCCCCAAATACGACCTCTTGTAAGGCATAGGTAGTTGTGTACCCACCTTGCCCATCAGCGGTAATTGTAGGCACATATAAGCCTATTTCCGAGTACATTGTGTTGGCATCAACATAGTTTGCCTTCTTGCTTCCTAATCTCATAATATTGGGCTTATTCTTGTCCAACGTTGACACGCTTTCCAAGTCT